TGGTCTACAAACAGTTTTTAGTGTGGGTGAAACTATTGGTATTTTATTTAATGTATCAATTAATGGTCTTGTTCAGGAAAGAGACGAAGATTTTTATCACGTTTCTTTAACTTCTAAAATTACATTCGTAGAACCCCCACGGGAAGGGGCTGTTGTTACAATCACTTATTATCAAGGGAGGTCAAGTGTTTTTGTTGATTCCGAGGGTAATGTTAGGCAAGTTGGAACTGAGTACTTCAGTTATGATGGTGGTAGTTTATCTTTTAATACCACTAACACAATTGATAGTGTTATTAGTTTAGATATTAATGGTCTACTCCAAGAAGAAACAGATGACTTTGAAGTTTCGGGAGGCACACAATTTACACTGAAAGGTGCTCCGAGAGTGGGGGCAAGAATTGGTATCACTTACCTGTTCTAACTATTCCCCGTAAAGGTCTCTTTTTCTATCACTACAGTGTTTTTCTATCCAAATTTCTACAACTTTATAAAGTTTGTATCCATTCTCATCACAGTATCTTTTTAGTTGATTGTGGTGTTTTTCACTGATTTTAAGGTTTTTTGTCTTTCTAACACTCATAAAGATAAATATAGATAAAAAAAGATATTTTAATATCCTAAAATAAAAAACTCGGGAAATCTTTACTAAAAACTAAGATATTTATAGTAAAACAATAAAAAATAATAATTAAATCAATCGATGGCAAATTCAAACAGAGTATTCGTTTCTCCAGGAGTTTATACTTCAGAGAAGGATCTAACATTTGTGGCTCAAAGTGTGGGAGTGACTACATTAGGACTTGCGGGCGAAACATTACAAGGACCGGCATTTGAACCTATTTTAATAAGAAATTTTGATGAATTTAAAACGTACTTCGGGAGTTCTTCCCCCGCGAAGTATTCTGACGGTAATCCTAAATATGAATTAGGTTACGTAGCAAAGTCATATTTGCAAGAATCAAATCAACTTTTCGTAACAAGGGTTTTAGGTCTTACAGGTTACAAGCCAGTAAAAACATACGGGATAAAAACATTAGGTGGTATCACTGTTAATACAAGTAACTTAGTTACAGGTATTACTGAAACATTAAGTGGTGATACAACAAATATCAGTAACTCATCTTTTATAAATGATCTTACAGGTAAAACAGCAACAACTGGTGATTCAGTTCCCGACTTTATTAATGGTATTAGTGTATCAAATGGTACATGGTTTACAATGGGATATGTAGACGCTAATGAAACCGCATCATTAACTTCTACTTTGGAAGTAACAGGACCAATTGGATCAAATATTCAAAATAATTGGTATAACGTCTATTTTAAAGAAAATGGTTTAGGTGAAATTGATGGTGTTTATTCATACCTATTTGTATATGACAGTGCAGCAACAGGGTGGACAATATCTCAGTATGAGTACAGTGCATCAGTAAATACCGACTATGATGATATAATCATCTTGGCATTAAGATCAAGAGGTTCTTATGATGGTGAAGTTTTAGGTCTTGAAGTTACGGGAGCACCTTCTTCTTCAACTATCTCTTTAAGTTCTACAGAATTATCTAGTGACCCACTTGGTGAATTCACATTATCAGTAAACGGGGCAACAAGTGGATCTAAAACATTTACTTGTTCTATGGACACAACATCTACAAAATACATAACTAAAGTATTAGGTGGTGAAGTCTTTGATAAGAAAAAGGGTGATTTCCCTGTATATGTATTCGAAGAGTATCCTAAGTTACTTAAATCCTTATATAGTTTAGGTTTAGTAAGAGGTTTGGACACTACATTAGTTGACCACAGTGTTGGTAATGACTTCTTAAATCAATGGGATACACCAGCTTCTCCAACAGTAGTATCTGAGGTTAGAGGTGGTGCAGTATCAGATTTATTCTCAGTAGTTAGTATTTCAGACGGGGACGCGGCTAATAATCAAGTTAAAATTCAAATTCAAAACATTGATATTGAAACAGGAGAATTTGATATGATTATCAGAGACTTTAATGATAGTGATGATAACATTTCAGTTTTAGAAAAATTCTCAAGATGTTCTATGAATCCTGATTTACCTGGATATATCGCTAAGAAAATCGGTACTTCAGATGGTGAATATGAATTAAGATCTAAGTTCATAATGTTAGTTATGGCTGAAGATCACCCTATAGATGCATTCCCTGCAGGTTTTAAAGGATTTACTTCAGACCTATTAGGTACAAGTAAAATTGGTAATGTATTATATAAAACACAATACTATGACGCAGGTGACGTAATCGGTTACAACGCGGGTGGTGATGCAGAACTAACAAATGGTGATAAAGTAAGAAAAGTAAGTTTAGGTTTATCTTCACAAGTTGGATTTGATGCTGATTTATTCCACTATAAGGGAGCAACAGCGTCTCAAACATCTCACGGATTCCACTTATCTAGTAACGCACCTACAGGGTATAAAACAACTCCTTATGATTTAGAAGGTTCTAACAAAGGTAAGTTAGATAGTAAATCATTTAGAAAATTCACATTCGCGGTATGTGGTGGATTTGATGGATGGGATATCTATAGAGGAACAAGAACTAATAGTGACGGGTATATCTTTGGTAAGAATACTTATGTGACTGGTCACACTACTAATGGTGGTGTATTTAGTTCTTCAGTTGGTAATTCCGACTACTACGCATACTTAACAGCGATAGAGACATTCTCTAATCCTGAGTCAGTAGATATTAACATTTTTGCTACACCAGGTATTGATTTCTATAATCACAGTTCATTAACTAATCAGGCAATCGACATGATTGAAGGTGATAGAGCGGATTCACTTTATATTGTAAACGCACCTAACACAGACAATGTAGATGAAATTATCGATCAGTTGGATACTGTTGATTTAGATACTAACTATACGGCAACATATTGGCCATGGATTCAAGTAAGAGATGGGGACAATGCAACACAATTATACATTCCACCAACAGGTGAGGTTGTTAAAAATATTGCATTAACTGATAATGTATCTTATCCTTGGTTCGCAGTTGCAGGTTACCAAAGAGGTTTGGTGAACGCAATCAAAGCGAAAAGAAAATTAACTTTGGATAATAGAGATGACTTGTATAAAGCAAGAATTAACCCAATAGCAACATTCTCAGATACGGGAACTATCATTTGGGGTAACAAAACATTACAAGTTAGAGAATCTGCACTTGATAGAATCAACGTAAGACGATTATTACTAAGAGCAAGAAAACTTATTTCGGCTGTGGCAGTCAGATTGTTATTCGAACAAAATGATGAACAAGTAAGAAATGAATTCTTAAGATTAGTTAATCCAATACTTGAGTCAATTAAGAAAGAAAGAGGATTATATGAATTTAGAGTGGTAGTATCAAATGACCCTGAGGACATTGACGCTAATACACTAAGAGGTAAGATTTATATCAAACCAACTAGATCACTTGAATTCATTGATGTAGAATTCTTGATAACTCCAACAGGAGCATCATTCGAGAATATCTAATAGGATAATAAAAGGAAAAAGGAGGAACGTGAGTTCCTCCCTTTCCAAAGTAAAAATTGAGATGACCCCAGTATATACTGGTTATTATTAATACTAGTTAAATTAATATCTATTATTATTTACTAGTTATTACTGGGTAATTAAAAAATAAGGAAAATAAATGACAAAGTCAAGTAACTTTCCACATAAAAGAAAAAATATTTCGATAAAAGATATATTTATAGTAAAACAATAAAAAGAAAACAATTATATAGACATGGCAGATTTATTAATGAAAATGCCGGTTCCTTACGAACCGAAACGGGTTAACCGATTTATCGTTAGATTTCCTTCTTCTTTGGGTATCAACGAATGGTATGTTACTTCGGCAGCGAGACCGAGTGCAAAAATCAACTCAGTAGAAATTCCTTTCTTAAATACTTCAACTTATGTTGCAGGTAGATTCGTTTGGAATGAGTTAAGGGTTAAGTTTAAAGACCCAATTGGACCTTCAGCATCACAAGCGTTGATGGAGTGGTTCAGACTACACGCAGAATCAGTAACAGGTAGAATGGGTTACGCTGCGGGTTATAAGAAAGACATTGAATTAGAAATGTTAGATCCAACAGGTGTTGTAGTAGAGAAATGGATTCTCCAAGGTACTTTCATTACCGACTTAAACTTCAACGAGTTAGATTATAACAATGACGCTTTAGCGACAATCGACTGTACATTGAGAATGGATAGATGTATCCAAGTTTACTAATAAAAAAATCTGTCAAATATTTATAAGGGACCTCAAAAGGGTCCCTTTTTTTATTTTAAAAAGAAACTTTACTTTTTGATATTTAATATGTAAGTTTTAACAGTATGGAAAATAACCAAGAACATAGAATAGACCCAACGATAGCGTATGATGTCGTAGAGTTACCAAGTAGAGGTATTTTATACCCAAATGGGACGAAATCAGTAAAGGTTGCATATTTGACCGCCGCTGATGAGAATATTCTTTCTTCACCCAACTTAGTTGCTACAGGAACAGTAATAGATGAATTACTGAAGAGAAAAATCCTTACTAAAGATATCGCGGTTGAAGACTTGGTTATGTCTGACAAACAAGCGGTATTGATATTTTTGAGAAACACGGCATTTGGTTCAGAACTTAATGTCAAAATCAGAGACCCAAAAACAAATGAGGAGTTTGAACATACAATTGATCTATCAGAATTAACGTATAAAGATTTTACTTTAGAAAAAGACAGTAATGGAGAATATCCTTACTACATGGAAAAAAGTAAAGTAGATATCACGTGGAATTTTCTGAGTGAAAAAGAAGAAAAAGAAATTGACGACATATCTGTTAGTTGGAATGGTATTGGTTCAGCCCCAATTGTAACAAAACGATTAGAAAAATTAATCAAATCTGTAAAAGGAAATAAAGATCCTATGAATATTAGGAATTTTATAGAGACAATGCCAATTGCAGACTCTCAAAACTTTAGGAAGTTTGTTACCCAAAATAAACCCGGTGTCGATCTGACACAAACAGTTATAGCCCCATCAGGAGAAAAAGTCAACTTTACTATCGACTTTGGGGTTGACTTTTTTCGCCCTTTCTACGGACTATAAGTCTGCGCAGTATACTGAAACCCTTTATCTTCTTAAAAAGGGGTTTACACACAGAGATATTTTAGAGATGCCAATATATCTTAGAAGGTACTACATTAATAAGATAATTGAGTTAGAAAAATCTTCATCGTAACTATTTATATAGTATGGATGAAGCAACAAGAAAGATAATTGCAGATTTGCAGAATCAGGCGAATAAAACGTCGGATCCTGAATTAAGACGCGATCTTAATAATACCATAGAAAAGTTAAGAAATGAGGTTTCAAACACACCTACTAATACGGGAGGTGATGATAAACCACCACCAAAGGGAGATTTCGATTTATCAAGGACCCTATTATCTATGTTTGAAGCGGGTAAGGCTCAAAGTACCATCCCCGACAATACAGATTATCTTTCAAGTCTTTTAAACAACATATCTCAATCTACAGCTAAAGGACCAATTGCGATAGCGGATGGATTGGTCCAAACTGTTTTGGGTGGTATGGGTGATTATGTAAGGGAACAATCGTACCTTTTAACATTAGTAAACAAAGAATTAAACTTAGCGGGTAAATTATCACAGGATTTTAGAACCGCTGTTACTGAAGCACAACCAGATTTGGTGAGAATGGGTATACCGTTCCAAGACATGACCAAGTCAATCGAAACACTTATAGAAGATACAGGAAGATTTGCATTGGTCGGTACCGAAATGTTAAAAGAAGCGGGACAGATAGCCGCAGCCTACGGTATGAGTATGGAAGACGTAATTGGTGCTTATAGTGACTTCGAAAATGTTGGTATAGGAGCTGCTGATGCTCAGGAAGCCATGGGTGAAGCGGGGAAAAGATCTTTAGAGGTTGGTATTCAATCACGACAGACCATACAAGGTATGATTGAAAATATTGGAGAACTAAACAAGTACGGATTTCAAAATGGTATTGAAGGTTTAGAAAAAATGGTTCGTAGGGCTACGGAAGTAAGAATGGAACTTTCAGACGTGTTTAATGTGGCGGACAAAGTGTTTGATCCTGAAGGTGCGTTGGAACTATCGGCTAACTTACAGGTTTTAGGTGCTGCGTTTGGTGACTTTAATGATCCTATTAGATTGATGTATATGGCGACCAACGAAGTTGAGGGACTACAAGGGGCACTTGAGGGCGTTGCATCTAACTTAGCGACGTACAATGAAGAAACAGGTGGTTTTGAAGTGACGGGTGCAAACCTCAGACAAGCAAGAGACATTGCAAAGGCATTGGGTATCGATTTAGAGAATATTAACAAAACAGCAATTGCACTACAAGAAAGAGGACAAGTCGATATGGCAGTCTCTGGATTAGGAAT